ATACGATGACATTGTTAAACAATTACAAACTCTCTATGAAGAGAAACATGATTACAAAACTGTGGTGTTTGATACCACTGACTGGGCTGAGAAGCTTGTGCAACAAAAAGTTTGCGACATGCATTCAGTCAAGTCTATTGAGGCATTAGGTTTTGGTAAAGGTTACACAGAGTCCGCTGAGTTATACAGACGGATTCTTAAAATGTTTGATTTGTTACTAGAGAAAAAGATCAATGTGATCTTGCTCTCCCATGTAGCGATCAGAACTTTCAATGATCCAGAGCGTGAGCCCTATGATCGTTGGGAAATGAGTCTGCACAAGAAGGTATCATCGATGATCCGGGAATGGGTAGACTTTAACTTGTTTGCAAACTACGAGGTATCAACTCGTACTAGTGGACAGGGGTTTAAGGAAGCAACCAGAGCTGTGTCATATGGCAAGCGAAAGTTGTTTCATAAATATAACGCAGCTTTTGATGCGAAAAGTCGAGTTGACCTGGGGAATGCCCCATTAGATCTTGACTGGAATGCATTCATAACTGCTTTCAAAGAGTCTTTAAAATCTAAAATGAAGGAGAAAGAAAATGTCGGATGATTTATTTAATCTAAACTTAACTGATGTCGAGGAAGACAGCGGTTCAATTGGGCCTATGCCAGCTGGTGACTATGAAATGATAGCAGCGTCATGGGAAAGTAAAAATAGTAAAGCCACAAACCATAAGATGCTGAGTGTAACTTATGAAGTTGTGGGACCGAAGTATTCAGGTAGAAAGGTTTGGGAAAACTTTATGCTTGAAGGCAACGGACTAAATGTCTCTAAAGGAAAGCTTCGTAACTGGAGAAAAGCCATGGGCTTAGATCCTGATATGGAAGCTTTTGGTTTGGAGGATCTTGAAAGCATGATGAATGTCCCTTTTAATGCCAACCTCCGAGTGGAAGAAGGCAGAGATAAGGGTGACGGTACGAAGTGGGAAGACAAGAATGTGATCGCTAAGTTTTTAGCTGGCGGTTCGTCTGCAGTGTCTTCTCCTTCCCCGGCTTCAGCACCTAGTGCTGCTTCGAAAGAAGAAGATCCTTTTGACTGGGATAAGTAATTGATTTCCATCACAGAACTGCAACAGGTCGACCTATTAAAAGGAGAGAGTGGTTCTGTTGATGGGATGACCGAGCGAGTAACTAAAGCTATGAATGACCTGGACTTTGCTTTGGTTACTCCTCGCCTTTTTATTATAACTAAACTGGGAATAATATTCCCATCTTTTTTGGAGAAAAGATATGACGATAAATACCAGAGAGGCCAAAGCTCTCGTTAATGTAATGGAGTCTTTATTAGATTCACTCGATAAAAACTTTGATAGTTTGCCAAACGATACAGATCAAAAAGTAAAAGATGCTAAACTAACTTTATTAAACGTGGATACAAGAAATGAAAGACATAGACAATTCATTAGAATTTTTGGATAAACCAACCCGTGACAAAGTCATGGAAGACATGCAAATATTCATAGACGATTGGTCTAGACAAGACTTAGATACCAGAGCAGCTGTAGTTACTCTTGTAAGATTTTCTGTTGAGCTAGCATTTAAATTTTCACACACACCAAGTGATGCTATGCAATTACTATCCACTATAGTAATGGACAACCTAGATAATTACGAGAAAGAAGAGTTGATACAGCTTTTGACACAACCCAGTGATCAAAAGGCAACCATTCATTGAAACTAAGATACTACCAACGCGATGCAATAGACGCTCTTCACCATTGGTTTGATACCAAGCCAGTGAATGAGCCAGCATTGATCTGCCTGCCAACAGCGGCTGGTAAGACCATTATATTTTCACACTTTATTAAAGAAGTTTTTGATAAGAATCCTCATGCGAGAGTTCTTATCATGGCTCATAGGAAAGAGTTGGTCTCTCAAGCTGAGAGCAAACTTAAATCTGTTTGGGCCGAGGCACCAGTCGGTGTACTTGCAGCCGGGATGAAGCGATTCGAACACGATGCACAGATCCTAGTCGCTAGTCGCGATACCATAGCATCGCCCAAAAGATTAGAGAAGGTTGGCAAGTTTGATTACATGATCATAGACGAGGCACACAACGTGGCGCCTAGCTCTATGACTCGATACAAGAAGATCATTGACACCTTATCAGAGCGTCAGCCCATGAAGGTTATGGGTTGTACTGCCACGCCTTATCGCATGGGCCAGGGTTACATCTATGGCAATCGCAAGGATCATTTCTTTAAAGGATTAGCCTACAGCGTATCTATCCCGGAGTTAATTCAAGAAGGTTACTTGTCTAGGCTGTCTGCTTTTGCAGTTAATGAGAACGCCATCATTGATGCTGGCAAGGTTAGCTTAAAGTTTAAAGGCGGAGACTTCCGGGAAAAAGAATTAGAAGACATAGCCATGGTAGATGAAACCATCATCGAAGTAATTAGTGATTGGATTGACAATGCATACACCAAAGGCAGAACTGCCACAGTGTTTTTCTGTGTGTCTGTACTTCACGCCAACAAGATGACCCAGTATCTGCAGCAACATGGAATTAATGCTGCATTAGTTACGGGTGAAACGCCCAGCTCAGAAAGAGATGAGATACTTTCAGACTTTGAATCCGGTAAAGTCCACGCCCTATGTAATGTTGGCGTCCTAACTGAAGGCTGGGACGCTCCGAGAACAGATTGTATAGCATTGCTAAGGCCAACACAAAGCGTTGGACTCTATGTGCAAATGTGTGGTCGAGGCATGAGATTGCATGAAGATAAAAACAATTGCTTGTTGCTTGACTACGGTGAGAACGTAGCTCGACATGGCTGTTTAGATGAGGTAGAACCTGGCGAAAGTCTTCCCGGAAGATACAAGCCTAAGATTTGTGCAAGCTGTAATGCAATCAACTCACCTTCTGCTAAAGAATGCATTGAGTGTGGACAAGTATTTGAATCGACTCAATCCAAAACTTTATGGACCAAGAAAGAAAGGGATGTAGCAAGGCGCACGAAGGCCGAGAAGCAAGCTGTCTTATCGGATGAAAGGAAAGCATCTCCTCCTAAAGCCAAGCCCATCACGGACATCTTTGCGTCTGTGGTTAAATCTAAAAATGGAAGTGAATACTGTCAAGTAACCTTTACAGTTAAAGATGAGTTCTTTCCTAAGAAAATGCCATTGATGTTTGGGCATCCAACTGCACACAGCATGGCTGTGCGTAAATGGAAAAAGATTACTACCAAGTGGGGATCACCAAGTCAACCATGGATGGCTGCTGAATTAATTAACAGCGGTGCGTTTGATACAATCTCTGAGATCATCGTGCAAAAGCAGGGAAAATACGAGAACGTGGTTGGCATTAAGACAAAACAAAATGAGGACATAACACTATGAAAGATATTAACCATTTGCTAGACGATGTTGAACTGCAACAAAAGAAGCGTCAAAGATTTTATTTAGGCATGAGTCAGATAGGTAATTCAAATCAACGATTGTTATGGATGCGTTGGCGCTGGCTTATGCCAGATGACATGGAGGCCAGGGTTCTAAGGTTATTAGACTTAGGCAACGTGGTTGAGGATGATCTAATCAAGAAACTTAGAAAGATTCCCGGTGCTCAGATATTTGATCTTGCTTCTAATGGAAAGCAATTTGAGACAGAGGCACTAGGAGGCCACGTCAAAGGACACATCGATGGCGTAGGGCAAAACTTTCCGGGCATTGATACCAAAGATCCATTTTTGTTAGAGTTCAAGACAGCCAACGACAATCGCTTTAAAAACCTATTAAAGCTTGGTAGTTATTGTGAGTGGTCAGAAGAATATGCTGCTCAGTTACATTTATACATGGGCTTGTTTAAGTTTACTCAGTGCATTGCAATTGTTTATAACAAAAATAACTCAGACTTATATACTGAAATCATTCAGTATGATAGTAGTGCTTTTGATTCTTTGATAGAAAAAGCAAAAAATATTTTGNTAGCAGAGACACCGCCAGATAACTACATACCAGAGACAGACTACAGAATCAAAAGCTACATGACCCCTGGCCAACAAGCTTGTTATCTAGGCAGAGGTTTGATGCCAGAAATTCATTGTAGATCTTGTCGATTCGCTAAGGTTGATATTGAGAAGGGAAATGCACATTGGCATTGCACCCAGCACGATAGAAAGATTAGCGAAGACAGACAAGCTAAAGGTTGTTCAAGGCATAACTTCATACCTGAGTTGATACCAGCCCATGCTATAGAGAAAGATGATGACATGGTCTTATATGAAAAGGACAAGATTAGATTTGTTAACGTGGCTGAGAACTTTAATACGCCGGGCGAAAACTTTTTTTCCAGCAAAGAATTAATTGAAGTTGTGAACAGTGGGTTTCCAGAAGATATCTTAGAGACTTGCGAGAAAGTTAAGAAGTTATTTAATGGTGCATCTATTAAAGAGATTAGACCTTGGGTTGAAACCAGGCCATCAACTTAATGGAAATAAAATTACCTTTGGATATTTACTATTCAAAGAAAAAAAAATTTATTTTAAATCTTAACAACTACAGAAACGCACACTATAGAGTTTTATCTATGGCGAANAGGATGTACTCAGAAGATCTTGTAGAAAGGATACAAGACTTACCTAAGTTTAATCAGCCAGTTAGATTGACATACACNTACTATGCTAGGAGCAACAGGAGACTTGACATNAGNAATCCATGTTCGGTCATAGATAAGTTTGCTTGTGATGCTTTGGTGAAAGCCGGGATCATACAAGACGATGACTTCAAGCAAGTAAAGGAAGTGGTCTATAAGTTTGGTGGAGTGGACAAAGACGATCCAAGGTGTGAGCTAGTGGTTGATATATTCTAGGGTGTGCCTAGTATTTTTTTCATCTCTTCTTCTCTTAATACATCTGCTGCTCTTCTTATTGGAGGAGCCACTGGTTGTTGGCCCGGATCTTGAAATTGTCCTTGAAGACCTTGCCCAGTTATACCTGATTGAGCAGAATATATTCCAGCAAGATCAACTGGTTGTGAAGATTTTCTTTCGCTTCCTTGTAAAGCAAAATTAAGAACATCTTGATTGATTTCGCTAGGAGAGAACATTCCAGCCATAACCATGTCTCTGTTAGCCACTTTTGCAATCTTTAATTGATTGTCAATCTCATACTCTCTAAGGCCCAAAGTTCTTGCGTCTTCAATGGCTGTGTAAAGAGTTCTTAAAGAATTATACCTAGCCTCGTTTGAGTTTATGTAGCCTTGAATAAATTCTTCTGACTCTCTTCTGTTGTTAGATCTTAATAATCTATTAAATTCATTGGTTGTTTCTCTAATAGCTCTTTTAGCTTCAGCTGCTTTGTAGTAAAGAGATCTATCAATCTGAGGTTTAACTACTTTAATACCAGAGAAAGCTGACACCATAGTTTCTGCAACATCAATGGGCTTTCCTCTTGGACTAATCAAATCTTTCTCTCCTGTAACCAAAGACGCAGCCGCTGTAACAAAATCTTTTGGAACTATTTGAGTTCCGTCAGCATCCATTTGAAATGTTATAGGTGTGATAGTTGGAGCAACAGCATTGAAAAAATGCATTAATCCTTTTGCAGTTTTATCCCCCAATGGATCTGATTCATTGTAAATAGTTTTTCCTGTTTCTGTTTTTCCAACTAAGGTTGCTTCATATAAAGCTTTTGCTCCCATGCTTGGAGACAAGAATGGGTTAACAAATTCCCCAATAGAATCAACAGTAGACTCATTGAGGATTTGCATCAAACTTGCTTCGTTTCTATTCCCATTAGCTACAGCATTGGTAATAGCTTTGACAGGCTTTTGTAAATAGTCATATGGATTGGTATAACTAAAGTTGTATAAGCCTGTAATATTTCCTTGCGCATCTGTGCCAGTAGGAATCATAGTCGATGTTTTTTCCCAAGGTGCAGCAAAAGATCTTTTGTATGCATCGAGTTGTTCTTTATCAGCGCCTGTCATGGCCAAAGCTGTAGCTGTTAGCCCGGCGGGAATGCCAACTGTTGTGGTTAATGCTCCAGCAATTCTTCTAGATCCTATTTTTTGTAACTCAGGATTACTACTTGCAAGCTCTTTGATTGCTCGCTCCAAAGTATTGACTGTGTTTCTTATAACTTCAGCTGGGAAGGCTGTAAAGTTACCAATCACTGGAATATATTTTAATTGCCTGACCATTTCAGGAACTCTAGAGTAAGTCGGTGTTACATTCAAAGCTATATCAGCGGTTTCTCCTTTA